TGAAGATTCTCCTCTGGAGTCAGTTCGCGAGACACGCGCAGTTACTTTCCAGCGTCAACCGCCACAGCCTTAACGACAGCAGCGGGCTTAACCGGCATGCTGATGTTAAGCAGCCCCGCATCCACCACGACAGGGCCAGCAACCGCAATCACGCCCGGAACCACCGCCACAACGGCAGCAACCGAGACACCACCATCGGAAACAAGCGCCGCACCCTGAACGGCTCCTTCACAGAACGCTGTCGGCATCGTCTTAAAGCCGCCGAACGACAAAACTACGCCTACTAGAAGTCCTACCAGAGTGGCGAGCGCATCACGCTTTGTGGGGGTCATTTTAATCTCTTTGTTTTGGGTTAATTCCCACGCGCACCCTATCGCGAACCCACTCCGATGGGAAACAAAAGAGTCAATGCACCTGTTGGTGGCAGCAGGTTCCTGCAACGGCGCAAGTCGCCCCAGCTAAAGCTTTGGCATCAAAGGCGCCCATAGTTCTTTCATCCACCTGGGCAAAACAGCCGCAACCCATAGAGATGAACCCAGAGTTATCTAGGAGGTACTCCTTAAAGGTTTCTAGGGGGTCCGACGGCGAAGTTAAGATTCGAAGAGTGCCCGGAGTGGAAGACGTGACACCTTCCCCGGACAGCTTAACGGCGGCTCTCATCGTGTCTTCCCCTAGGCTGCGAGCACTACCAAACGTCCGCGCGTAGTACTACCCGCTTACTTTGCAGTTGTCTAGCGGGCACCTTGGCCTGAATCCGCTAGGTTGAGCTATCTCCTTGGCGCTGAAGGGGATTCGCCTCGCAAGATTTTCGCCAAGCAAGCGAGCGGCTACTGGGAGGAGTCCGCCCAACGCTGAAGCAGCACCGCCAGCTGCTCCGCCGTGTTCAGCTCCGGGTTCTCCAGCACTTGCTCGAACAGGAAACGAGTAGCCTTGCCGACGATGGGGCCAGGCTTGGCGTTCAGTCTCGCCATGATGTCCTTGCCGTTAAGGGCAAGCTCCCTAACACACAGGGGCGGACTCACCGCCAGCAGCACAGCAAGCCGGTCACGGTAACCGGAAATAACCCCCATACTGGTACCGTCCGTGATGGCCTCAACGAAATCCATCAAAGGGTTGACGTTCTCAGTACCAACTACCGACGCCAATCGCCGTAACTCAGTGTCACTCATTTGAGCAGGAAGCGCGCAGTGCTTGACCAGCACCACCACCTCCCCGATGAGCTTGGTCGGGTATTTTATGCGCTCCAAAACCGACTGCACCGTCTCTGCCCCCAGATGGCGCAGTAACACCGCTAACCTGATGGCCAATGAGGTTTTTGCGGCCCCTACGCGCGAGAACGCATCAAGGGCGTCCGCAGCTTCCGGCAGGAACTCATGCAGCAGGCGAGACTCGTTCAGGTAAACCAAAGCCCCAGACGTGAACCGCGTCACCAGCATCTTGCTGAACTCGGTATTGATTCGCTCGATTGCGACCTTACGGAATACCGGAACGCTAGGCGCTAATGCTGCTAGCGTCTCGTTTTCGATGTTAAAGCCAAGCGTCGCCATAAAGCGCACTGCTCGCATTGGACGGAGCCCGTCTTCCGCAAACCGCTCATGAGGGTTGCCGACGCATCGAATCAGCTGTGCCTCCAAGTCCGCAATACCGCCAAACGGGTCCTGTAGCTCTTTAGTGATTGGGCTGTACGCCATCGCGTTGATGGTGAAATCCCGACGAGCCAGGTCTTGTTCGAGAGTGGCCTCGAAGCTGACACTAGTAGGACGCCGCCCGTCCTCATACTTACCCTCAGTACGGTAAGTGGTGACTTCGACACGCGCGCCGCGCAGCACCACCGTAACGGTGCCATGCTCAATCCCGGTAGGGATGACCCGTTCAAATGCACTCGTAATCTGCTCCGGACGAGCGTTGGTGGCGATGTCGAAGTCCTTGGGGGTCTTGCACAAGAGCGCGTCCCGCACACAGCCTCCCACCAGAAAGGCTTCAAACCCTCGAACATTGAGCCTCGTCAGCACCGCCAACACTGCGGAGGGTACTGAAGCACTCTCAAGTCTTTCGGCGGCGTCCGTCATGGTAGTAACGCTACACCATTGATAGGCTATTGTCAACAGACACAATGTACTTGACAATACGGGCCTAGCAGTATATAAGCTTTCAATGCTCGATACTCGAAACAGATTGGAGTATGCCTACAACCGGTTTCTCAGCGCAGTAAGCGAGGCCGACTGTGTGCGGCGCATGACCGAGGATGGTAGCGTGGACCGAGACCTACCGAAGCGCACCAAGGCGGCGCTCGCAGAGCTGAAAGGGTCCCGCGAACAAGTTACGCGCTACATGGAGCAGCTCGAAAAGGAAACTGCGAAGCTTGACAATAATGACGTTACGGGGCAGGTATAGTGCAATGAATTCGTCTAGCGGTTTCGATTCTCTGCGTGGTTTTCGAATTGGGCAGCAAGTCCGGGTACGAGGGTACAAAGAGATTCGCACCATCGTCGCCACATACCCTGATATTGCCGGTAGGGTTCGTTTAGATGGTCCAGTTCCTTCGATGGAAGTCTTGGTCATCTGGAATGTCGACGACTTGGTTAAACTTCACGAAGACAACGAAAGCCACAGCGAATGAGCGCCAAGCGAGAATGGCACGGCTGCACAAACCCTGCTGGGCATAAGTTCGAAGAGGGTCTTTGTGAGGACTGCGGCATGGACTTACGCCTAGTGGGTGAGCGCATCGAAGCTCTAGGTAAGAGCGTCGGGCAGGCAGTAGAGGCCACGCTTAGACAGGAGCTAGGATTGGCATGGGCCAGAAACATGAGTCTGGAGCGCAAGGTTCATGTCTTGGAGTCGGAACTTCGAGAACTCCGAAAGCAACCCAAGCCTGCATGAGGGCCAAGGTCGTGCACTGTAGAGGGGCGGCGTTGCCGACCGGATATGAGGCCGACAAAGAGGTTGAGGTCCGGCCCGAGGAAATACTCCAGTTGTTCGACATGGGCTACGACGTTCTGCTTCACCACATCCGTCCGCCGCATCAAACCCGGCGAGAGATAAGAGAAAAAGGGCGGCTACCCGACGGAACGCCCGTAATCCTATTGGACTCTCAATACACCCGTTTTGCTCAGAAGTGAGGTGCGCAGGTGGGACTGTACCTGGTGCGAATCGAGCTGGAGATGGTGGTAGAAGCTACCGGTAGTCAGCACGCGGTCCGGGTAGCCCGAGAACACAGTGACGAGGCCGCCAAGGACTTAGCACACGGAAATGTAGAGGTAGGCAGCATTAAGACCCTGTCACAGTTGCCTATGGCGTGGAATAACTGCTACCCCTGGGGCACTCCCAGCGTGGCTACGTGCTCGGAGCTGCTGAAGAAGCCGGTTTGACGTGCTCGTATGGGCAGGGCTTCTTGGCGGGCCAGCAGTGGGCTTTACGGCGGTCTGGGCGGATAAACCACATGCTGTAGCCTCCGTGGTCCGCAACCCAGTCATCTACATCAATCCAAAAGGGCTCGGGCGTGCTGCGCCTGGAGTCCACGACATGGACCTCGAATTTATGGGTTCCGCTCCAGTTGGGGCCATCATCTCCCCAGCAAGCAAGCGTCGAAACAAGCCGCTCCCTGAAGCCGTCGATGACGACCACGTGGTCGGCACCGCCACCACGCTCCCCGCGACAGTTTAGCTCCCGCTCCTTATTGCTCTGAATCTCAGCGTGAATTAGGTACCCGGCCTCTAATCGGCACTTAATGCGCTTCGCTAGAGTAGGGGCATTGAAGTACCTTGGACCGAAAGTATTTGGGTACTCGATAGCCTGGGCGTCGATAGGCGGGTCTTCCTCCATCTCGAACGTAACGCCCCACCAATCCAGCAAATGCTGCCACTGGTCCCAGAACTTGCCGTTAGACCAAAAAGAAGAGCCTGTTGCAGCCCCAATGTCTTTATCGGCCCACCCCTTCAGGTAGATGTCCTGAGTGGAAGGCGGGGTTACTCCTGCTTTCTTGCAGAAGTAGTAGATGATGGCCGCGCTGGCGCAAACAAAACAGTCCCCCTTGCCGGTGGGGTTCAGCTGGTTTGCACCATCAGGTTGAGCAATGCGCTCTACCCCCAGCAGTAGCTCGTAGAGGACTACGTCCTCTTTATCGATTTCGTGCAGCGCCACGTCTGGGTTACGGCTCCAAGGGACATGGAAGCGCTGGAGCGCGAGGGTCGGTAAGGCCGCAGATTGCTACCTTCTTGGTCTTACCGTTCCTAAGCTCCAACAAAATCTCCTGAGGCGTAACGCTCACCACAATCGCTTTGAACTCTAAGTTCTTGCGTTCCGCATAGGTAAGCGGCTTCCGCGTATCGGCCCAGAAGACAACCATGTTGGGAATCTTCTTCACGGAGCGGGTGCCGCCTTAAAGGCTGGCGCAACGGCATATATGATTCCTACTGCCATTCCGGCTCCGATGACCGCACCGCCCAACACTCCAAGCTGAAATGAGTGTTTCTCGAACCACGAAGGCTGTGCGCGCTGCAATGCTTCTCCTGCATCCTTGAGCCGGGACTCATAAAGCTCGCGGTGCACCAACCAAACTCTTCTGTCGGCGATGTAGTTTCCACGCAGCTGGATGTACCCAATCTGGTAGAGCTTCAGCCGAGCTGCCTTCTCTTCTGAGAAGAGTAGCCCTCCTTTGCCCGGACAAGGTTTCGGCGCATCACTGACGAGTTTACCGTCTTTGGTGATGCAGTCTTCCTCGTTCAAGGGGACCACCCAATCCCCGTCCGGAGAAGCCACCTTTTCGGTAGCGGGGTCTGTCGGCAGGGGCTCGTCCTCTACATGCTTAGACTCCGGAACGGTCAGCGGCACAGGCTGTAGAGTGGCGCAGCCCGCCAATAGTACCAATGCTGCCGCACAGAAGTTTTTAGCCATATAGGTTATTGGGCGTTAGCGCCGAACCGCTTCTTTAAGCTGGAGTATAGCTGGCCAGCCTTGCGGATGTGACGATGCTTCCGCCAAAGCTCCTTGCTGTGTTGAGTTACGTGGTGGAGCAGTTCCTCGCTGTTTTTAATCGGAGGGGCGTTATCGAGTTCCTTAACCTTCTTTTGGTGCGCTGCTGCCTTAGCGGCGGCCTCGTTAGCCAACCTCACATGATCTGCGTGAGCCATGCGAGTTTCGGGTTCCACGCCTTGTTTAGCGCGCAGCTTGCGCATAGCTCCAGAATCTACAGCGGCATCTTTAATGTCGTCGTCTTCGTAGGGCTTCTTGGTCTTAGCGTCAACCCCGCGCGTTACTCTGGAGTCAGTAGTTTCGCGCTCCGCTGAGATGGCGTGATGCTGGGCAGCATCTGCGTGCTTTGCGTGCTCATCTGCGTGATGCTGCATTTCTGCTGCGGTTGTTGCGCCATGGCGCGCAAGCCTCGAAAGCACCAGTGCGTGGGCTGCGGCGTGGTTGGCGGCTACTTCGGCCCCATGAGCATGGTCCACATGGGATTTATGCTCCTTAGGGTACTGTTTGGCTTTTACGTTCTGAATTTTAGCCTTACGAGCCCACCTTGCACGTTCAGTCTCGTGGTGGTGCATCGCCTCTGCCGTTTCTGCACCGTCCGGCATTGCACGAGTTATTTGAGCTATGTACCCGGCGTGGTTATTAGCGTTGTGGTGGTGTTTGTGCGCTGCGGCTACATGTGCCGCGTGTAGCTTTACCTCATTAGAAGCGCGCTCCGTATCATTCAATCTAGTGCCAGGGTGAGGCCGATAGCCCCGGGCTGGCTTCTTCTTGACATAACCGGTTTTGAGCAATTTGGAGAATTTAGTACCTCGTCTAGTTAGATGCAGCTTATTCGCTGGAGGGTTTAGCGTAGGCAAGTCCTCAGACTCCGTTTCCAGAAGCGCAACCATCTTATTTAGACGTTCGGCTAGGATCTTCATTACCGGTCTCCTTTTCTCGGGCCAACGCCTTCATCCGCTCTAGGCGTTTTAGCAGCAGTTGATGTCCTTCGTCCCCACCTGGGCACGAGTTGGACTGTCACTTCTTCTTCTTTAGTGCCGGGTCCATCCCGGACTTCCACGAAATTTTCATCGCTACACCATTCCCGCAACCCACTCAACTCCAGGCGGGATTACCTTCGAGATGCCAGTCTTCTTCGCAGCATCCCCAATCTTTTTCTTAATGCCCTGCTTTACACCATCAACAGCCCGCGCCACGTCACGTACTCCAGGGGGCACTGGGGCTAGGTTAAGTATGGCGTCGCGCAACCCCTCTAACCGGGTCCAAGCCCCGATAGAGCTTGCGCTCACCGATTGCGTGGGCCGAACCACCTGGATGCCCTCGTGAGCGTGCATCAGCGGCTCAGCGTCCAACCGGCTCTTCCCTAACTTCACCGGAAGACTTTTTCCTGATGCGACTTTTGCGTAGAGTTTGCGCTTAGGCTTGTTATCTGAGTCGCGCTTCAGCGCCTTACGGGTCTCGCGATGAAAGTGCGCCAAGCTGTCCAGTCCGTGCTTCTTGGCTAGAACCAACGCCTGCCGATGAAGGTTACGGCGGTAAGTCGAGTTTGGGTGCTTCTTCATCGCCTTAATTTCAGCATGAATGTCCTGAAGGGCCTGCGGGAGATGCTTGGAGCCCTCCAACATGTCGCGAAGAAATGCTTCCGTGAACCGGCGTTCAATAGCCTCATTCAAACTGTAGCTAATTGTGCTCATGTGGTTCCTCCGAGCGAAGCAAATGCCGATTACGAATACTGACCGCCTCTTTTAGGCAGTCCTTCCAACCTTTAAGGGCAGCAGCATACTCTGTGTGTCTGCCTTTTTCTACGAGTTCTGTACATCTCTTAGGAGGGCGAGCCCGAGGCTTATTTCTCCGCATCTGCCCCTCAAAGGAACTAGCGACCACGTGGTCGCTACATAAACTGGAAGTAAACCTGAATGGCGTCGCCGGGTAGTGGAGGTATTCTCAGCCGAATGCGATTCGCGCCTAGCTCTTCCCAGCCGTCCGCCCAGTCCCGTCGTAGCGTCAACCCGTTGAGGAACACCACTGGAGTATTGGGCGCGTAGTTCGAGCTGACCGAGAATTCGCGGTTGACCCCGTCGATAGCTCCTACCGCTACCTCACACGCTACCCGGAACACTGGCTCTCTCTTTGTGGAAGAACTCCAGCAGATCCTCTGGGCTCGTATTGGTCGGCAGCATCCCCTCAGCACCTGGGTAGTTCGAGGCCTGTAGGACGCGGACTACCGCCTCAGAACAAAACATCGCCTTAGAGCTAGCCCAGGGGTTATTCCACTTACGGCGGAGCCAGCGACCCAAAGAGACGAACGCCATGCCTACCAGTCCAGCATAGTCGAAGTGCTCGCCCAACCAGTCTACTGAGGCCTTGAGTCCCATCTCGATGGAGTACTTGGGGGTAAAGACCGCCACCACAAAGTTCTGTTGAGAGAACTTGTCGAGCGGCACAATGCGGAAGCCGCCCTCTGTGGCCTCCATGACCATGTCCCTGTCAAAATCAACATCATGGTAAATAAGGAACGAGTGGCTGACTGTAGACTTACTGAGCCATCGAATCAGCCTAGAGAGTGGGTTTTTGGTCTGCGTTGAAAACCCAATGCGAGTCTGCAACTCGGTAGGCGCAGGGCGGCTCATTTAGAAGGTCCAGTGGTCTAAAGCATACCAAACTGCCAGCAGCCCAAAAACGCACATCAGTGGGTCAGAGACCCAGCCGTTTAGGAAATTCTCCGGATGCAGAAAGATGGTCGGTAGCTTCTTTTCCAAAAACCGCTCTAGCGCTTCCCACGCAAAAGCAACCACCAGGCAGCCCAACATAGACCACCAGCGATTAAGCCGAAGGTAGTAAACACCAGACCCCGCAAAGAACCAGAAGGCAAAGTGGATAGCAGTGGGAACATCGAAAAAAGTCTGCCCCGTGACAATTGGATATACGCCCGGTATCTTCATAGCCCCGCTCCCGAACGCTCCAACAGCACATCCAGAGCCTTCTCGACTTTTTCCTGGTGTGTTCCCTCTTTAGTCTCGTGCACATCAAAAGCTTTGTGGAAGCGCTGAAGCTCCAGCTGGAGCATCAGCACCAGCTTTTCGGTACGACTAGAGCGAGCCTCGACCATCGGTTCGATATGGGCCACTTGCGCCTCTAGTGCCGCGAGTCTTGCCTGAAAGATAGAAATTTGTTCCTTCAGATCAAAAATGTCAGTTTGAAGCTGCTGCTTGACCAGATCTAGCTCCGCCCCCATCACCGTATCCGCCGCCATGAAGTACCTACACTAGCGAGTTGTTGTAGCACCACCCTCTCACACTGTCTTCCTGCGAGCAATCATCAGGTCCCAAACCGCCGTCAAGGTGTTGGCGGAAACTGCGTTGTAGATAGAGACCTTCATTTTCCATTCCGGCAGAACCCATTTGGGCTTAATGGCGGGAGCGATTAAGTCTCGCGCTCCTGAGCTGCAAAACAGATGCAACTTACAGAAGTGCGTTAACTCCAACGAGGCATCAAACAGGTTGTACTTAGCTTTAGTCGGAACGCCGGGTGTTAACACCCCGTTCCCCAACCAGGGGTCTGAAGACTCCCAGTACCCTGTTTGGGCGTAAGACTCGTCATCATTAGCCGGAACCGGGGTGGTGGCATCCAGGTCGTATTGGCCATTACCTGCTGCGGGGACAATGATGTTGAACCCATACCCCGTAGGGACCTTGTTGCAGTTTCCAGCGCCCGAAGTCGCAGGCGCTTTGGTGGTAGTAGCAGGCGCAGTCAAAACGAAGTCCACAAAAGACCCGTACCCGCCACCCTCCCAGGCTACGTGCCCCCCGGCTAGGTACATGCCATCTAGGAACGACAGAATTTGGGTGGCGGTACCTACGCCCGCTTGCTGTAGTCCGAACAGGTCCCCCGCGAATCTCTGAGCTGTGCCGTCAGAGCATCCAGCGAAGTTAAGAATCACCTCTCCGGGGAAACAATTGGGCAGCGTATACGGCTTACCGTCTGTCGCCACAGGGGCCAATACTCCCTCAGCAACATACTGCTGCACCTTGGTGAGAGTGTTGTCCGGTAATGGCTCCCCCGAGTGCGCGGCTACAATCCCCGCAAGAATGGTTATCGAGCCACTAGATAGTGTAGCCCTGAAGGAGATAGTGCAGGTATCTCCAGCAGTATTGATGCTGTCGAGTGCTATCGCGATAGCTGATGTTCTAATCTCTTGAGTGAGTCTGGCGGAGTCAACTTTGCCGTTCAGAAAATCAGTAGAAATGGTGTAGCTGTAGTTGCTCATGCCGTTACCTCTAGCACTACAAGTTTCCCGTGCTCATCATCAGGACGGACTACGGGGCGGCAATAGGCCGTATAGCCGCTTTGCACTAGCCACTGAACTTTAACCACGTGTGCCCCGGCAGAAACAGCGTCTCTATCCACTAAGGCCATGGGTGCGCCCGTCGCGGTGCTGAACGAGGCTACAGAACTTGCGCCCATAGCAACGCCATCTAAAGTTACCCGCATACCCATACGGCGACTGCCGGAGCTGCTACACCCAAACGACACGTCCGCCATCGCTATGAGGAATCCTGCCCCTGTAGTGATGTTACAGGTCAGCAGGTCAGTCCATGATGTAGAGGTAGTGGAGGTATCTGTGGAGATTGATGCCGACGCTGTTTGCACTAAAGCGCTAGAGGCGCCTGTGTTCGCTGTGGTGCTCTTCCAAACAGCAGCAGAAGCTGTCGCATCACAACAAACAAATTCCTCATTAGCACTAGTGTTTAACCAGCGAGAACCAATCGAGTACCCGGCTGTGGAATCACTGGTAACAAGAGGGCCGGTTGTAGTGATGTTACTTTTCGCCTGAACCGCAGTTGTGCCTCCAGTAGCGCGGTACAGCTTCAGCATCTTATCTGTGGTGTTGAACCACAGCTGGCCCTCAACTGGAGAGCCAGGGTCAGACGTCAAGACATCGAAGAGTATGCCGTCAGTAGTAAGCATCTATGCCTTTATACAGACTCGCCGGTCTTCACAGCCACCCAGTTCGCGCTAACAAGACTGCCGATAGAGCCAGCAGCCATGTTGATTACGAAGCTTCCCGCCAACTGGCTCTCAATAGCTGGGGCATATGAAGAACCGCTGACCGAGATGACGGGGCTTACTGTCACCGAGTAGTTCGCATCCACAAACGGAGTAGTGAACGTTACAGTGGCCTTCTTGGGGCTACCAGCGAAAGAAGCCGCCAGCATCTTCCCAGACTTGGTAGCTAGCACTCCGGAGGTATTGGTAAGTTCCTTCCAAACAGCAGCTCCAGTAGCTACAGAGATGGCGGTCCATACGGTTTGAGCCGTGGTGTTGTACCAATGCGACCCAACAGAGTAGCCCTGCGTTCCATCATTCGAGACGGCAGGATTAACCGTCGCAACCATATTGGATTGCGGCAGGAAGCCTGGAGCACTTGCCGAGGCCAGGGAGTGAAGGGGCGCTGCGGTTGTTCCACCACCTCGTTGCCCGTGGGAGTGAGTGTGGTCAGCGGCGGCGAAGCTAGCGGACGCTCCAGCGCCATTGGTTGCATCCGTAATGGCAATGGCGGCAGCAGTCGGGGTAGCGTGAACGTGGTCCGAGGCCGCCACGGTGGTGGCGGTGCCTGTAAGCTGTGTCCCACCGGCTGTTAAGGCCGTAGGGGAGCCCGCAGACATCGCATGGACGTGGTCTGCACGAGGAACAGAAGCTGAGGCGCCAGCAGCGCCTGCGCCTATGGTCTGTGCCGCCGGAGAAGCAAAGCCCGGCATTGCGTGAACGTGGTCCGCAGCCGCAACGCTAGTTGAAGTTCCGGTTGCCTGTGCGCTACCAATAGCCAAAGCAGTAGGGGCCGCAGCTGACAGGGCATGAACATGGTCAGAGCGGTTTAGTGAAGTAGCAACACCGGCAGCGCCAGCCCCGATGACTTGGGCGGACGGAGTTACCTGCGACATCGTAATGCCGCCAACCGTACCCACATTGGTGATGTTGTTGGTGCCCATATTGAGGGCACCTGTCATCGACCTACCCCCGCTTAACGGGAGATACTGCGTGTGGACGTCCCCTATGCCAAGATTGAGCAGGGAGTTGTGGTCCACCGCATTGCCTAAGTTCCCCCAGGCAGTTCCATCAAATACGACGTACGTATTTGCGGTCATGTCTCGTACGATGAAGCCCTCAGTGGCGACCGTATAGGCCCAGGCTGCTCCACCCCATTGGGCAATTTGATTCTCTTTTGCCGCCCAAGCACCAGTCGCGGTAGCGATAATGCGGTACCGGTCTCCAGAAACAGGGGATACTGGTGGGGTCGCTAGGCTGTTGATTACCGGGTCCTGCCAATCAAGCCCCGCAACCTTAGAGTTGATTTGGTCAGTTACCCATTGTCTTTGGGCGGTGTCGGTACTGGTAGTTCCGGTACCAACGTTGGTGATGGCAAAGCCGCCCATGTTGATGGCACCAGCGAAGGTGGCACCAGCGGTGCGAGCCTGCTCTAGAGTCGTGGTGTGCGGGTTTGAGGTGCTACCCGTGTGGGCACCTAGCGCCGAAGCATCTGAGAAGGTAGATGCTGCGCCGTTTCGGTAAATGCCGAAGAGCTTGGTGGTGGTGTTGTACCAAACCTGGCCTTCAACGGGAGTGCCTGGGTCTGCCGACAGCGTATCAAAGAGGATTCCATCTACCTGAATAGCCATGTCTAACTCCCAATCGCCATTGTGTGCCACCCTACTTCAACTAGGTTGGCGAGGTTATTTGCTCCTAGATTCACTACAAATCCATTTACCGTCTTGCTCTCTACAGCGGTAACGAAGGTCTTCGTGCCATCGGTCAGCACAGTAAGCACTATGGAGTACGAAGTGCTTGCGTAGGGAGAAGTGAAGGCAACAGTGGCTCTCTTTGGTGTTCCACTGAAGCTACCGGGAACCACTATCCCGGCCTTGGCGGAACTAGAGATAGAAGAAGCCAGCCCAGCAGTAAAGAAGGCTCGCTCTAAAATCACTCGAACGATGATGCCGCCAGCAGCTATTACCCTGGCTAGTCGAATATGCGCGGTAGCGGGGTAACTGACCTGGCTGACGCCTAGGCTGTAGGACTCGCTAAGGTAGATGTAGTTGGTGGCGTTGTTGGCAACGGCATTCGCCACGGAGCCCGCATATTTGCCGTGGACTCCGCCAAAGTCGTAGTAGAAGGAGTTGACCTTTACGGTTAGGTCTCCATCACCGACAACAGCCCCCTCAGCCAGCACCGCGCTGGGAGCAAGGCTAACCTCGTTGGTGACCTCTACCTCTCCAATGACGAACACTTGTTATGTACCTATGGCATGAAGGGTGATAGAAAAACAGCATGCGAGGAAGACGAGAGGACCTTACCGCCAGATGCTTTGGAAAGCTTAGTGTGATTAATGCCGCACCTCAACAAGGCCCTAGAGCTTGTTGGTGGGTTAGGTGCTCGTGTGGTGGGGATAGGAGCTTGTTCTCGGTTAGAGCTTCCGCCTTGTTGTGCGGGAACACAACCACTTGCGGGTGTTCTACGAGGCACGCGCGAACCCAGTCGCCTCCCCCAGCTATTGATGGGGCCAGATGGGTTCCGCTCACTCAGGGCAAGTTCGCGCTTGTTGACCAAGAAGACTTCGCTACCGTGTCCCCGTATCTCTGGACGGCCCGCAGAGACGGGCGTACTTGGTACGCGGTTAGGGGAGCACGCTTTGAGTCCAAGACCCAGAATATTCAGATGCACCGGCTTATAGCTAAAGTACCTGTCGGGCGTAAAACCGACCATATTGACGGAACCGGGCTTAACAACCGACGCAGCAACTTGCGCCAATGCACTACCAGCCAAAACGGGTGCAATAGGCGCAAACAAGCCAAAGGTGCATCCTCCGGATACAAAGGCGTATCTTGGAGCAAAAAAGACAACCTGTGGAAGGCGAGTATCCGAGTTCACAAAAAGGCTCTGTACTTGGGGTGCTTTTCTTCCGAAGAAAGCGCCGCTATCGCCTACGATGCTGCCGCTCGAATTCACCACCGGGAGTTCGCTAAGCTTAATTTCCCCTAACGGCATTTACACGTCCCGCGTATAGGTGGCCCCGGACACCCTACCACCAGTCCTGGCGTACGTCACGGTTAGTTGAGCTACGACCGATACGCCATCAGGTCCATAAACCTTACGAGTTTCTGAAGAGACGAGACCTCCCACTCTTGCGTAGTCGATGGTCTTTACGAGCTTACTAGTGGCTGTATTAGTCCAACTCTCCCCAGAGACTTTGCCTCCAGTTCTGGTAAGCGCATAGAGGTTGTTAACTGCATCAGGTTCACAGTCCAACAAGAAATCGTAGGTGTTTACTCCGGATCCACCAATAAGTTCTGCGAGAGTCTTAGATCCAGTAACTGCATCCTTGAGTACTAGGTTGTTCGAGGCATCCCTCTCGATGCCCACCAGCATGTCGTGGGTGCCCGGAGTAGCATCCTGAGCAAAGAACCCGGCCGCAGCAATACCGTCCTCATGAGTACCAATCGGCTGCTCGTAGCCCTCAGTCGAGTCCGTTTCTGGGATGACTAGATTGGTAGCGGGCATTTAGTACCTAGAGATACACGAAGCTTCTTCCACCAACATGCTTACGACGCCCCTTCAGCACCTTCCAGATGTTCTGGTACTGAAGACCTAACTTTGTACCAGCATCATGGATGTTTTCATAGGTGTTGCCTAGGTCATCTTTGAAGGGTTTCCCGCCGCCGGATTCGGCTAGGTTCTTCCTGTGGGTGGGGCTCTTGGGAACACCGGCTTTGGCGGCTCCCATTAGGGCTCTGGTTTTTGTGGAGCGGGAACATCCAATGGGGCCACTACCGCCCGAAGACTTGTTCAGTAGAGGGCACCCAATACTCCGGTAATACGCTATAGCGGCTATCTCTGCCGCAAAGCCTTCCTCTCGCGTTGTAAACGACTCCTGAACCAAGAAAAGGGGTCGCAAGTTCAGGCTCAGCAGCTCGGAGATCCACTCCAAGGATGAGCAGCTAGTTTGCCCCGTAAGCGCGTGCATCTCGTGATCCTTAGCCCTAAAGAAAACGGGTCTTGACGTCACGCCAACATATCGAAGCTGCATGGTTCTAGGATCAAACAACCCGTATATCGAAAATTCTTTGCGCATAGAAATGCTCCTGGTCAAACTACCCAGGAGCATCCTACAGTAGTCAGCGTCTTAATGCAACGCTAACCTATTGAATTTGCTAGCTTGCCTTCTTGCCGTAGTCCTTGATTTCAACCCAGAGGTCCGTGGCGTTGATGGCGTAGCCCAAGCACACGTTACGCTTGCCATTGCCAACACCTGCCGCGAGAACGGGCTGCCCCGTGGTGCCAAGGTAGTACGGGGTGTTGGCAGTCGCGCCAGTCAGCACGCCAGCAACCTTACCCGAAGCTACGATGCGACCAGTGGTGGTAGGAGCTACTGTGGCCATCGCGATACCGATGATGCGCGAGGTCGAGTCAGCAGACGAGCTACCAACCGAAACCGAGTCCGAGGCGCTGTAGTACACAGCATCGCCAGCTGCGAGGCCTGCAATGGTGTAGAGCATCGGAGCCGTGTCGGGCGAGTGCATAGCAGTTAAGCCCGATGCACTTAGCGACAGGTTGGTGTCGGTTGGGTCAATCTTAACCGACATACCAGCGGCGGAGGTCTTCAACCCGCCAACGCTGCTGAGCTTGGCTTCCAGGTTACCCGAGCCATCGAACATCAGGGTGGGGTCAACGGCAGGCAGCTCAATGTACGCGCCATTCGCGCCATTGGCCAAGCCCATCATGTTGTATGGCTTGAAGGACAGAACCTTCGAGCCGGCGCTACCAGTCAGCTGAAGTCCAGGGTTGGTGCCAGCAAGCGCCACGTTGGTCGAGCCACTGTTGCTGCTGACTTCAATACCGTCACCAGGCTTGACCTGGATGTCCTGTCCAACAATCACCGCGCCATTGCTGGCAGTCAATTGCGAGACTGCCGAGAACTGTACGAAGGTCAGAGCGTCGGCACCAACAATGCCGCCACCAGCAGGATTGGTGCAGACAAAGCCCGCACCCTTCCAGTCATGACCATTGATGGCAAGAACGAACGCACCGTGCTCATCCGAGCCAATTGCGAAGTCCGTGGGGCGGGTCCAAACGCCGCTGTGGACAACCCAAATACCATTCTCAGTTGCGGTGGCCTGCGCGGTCAACAGAACGCGCATCCCATCAGCACTTAGAGTGAAGGTATCGACAACAGTTGCCAAGCCGGTCAGGGCAGGAACGTCAACGGTCGCAGTAGCTTCAACGACGTCCTTAGGCTGAAGACCCACTGCAACCGAGTCAACGTACGCCTTTGAGGCCGCTGCGGTTGAGCCTGACGGGATGGCGGGGAGACCGGTGATGTCGCATCCGTTAACGGTCATCGCCAAACCGGCATCGCCGGTCAGTGCGAGTTGCGCCAGCGAAAGCCCAGAAGCAGCATCCTGCTCTTCCTGGAAACCTTCTGCCGACATGAACAGGAACTTACGAGTAGTAACTGCCATGGTTGATTCTCCCTAATTAGGTTTATTTAGCTGAGCAGATGCTGGTTATTTAACCGCATTTGCATCCGAAGGTGCAGGAGCAAGATGAACTATTCCGGTCTGCTCGTCAAATGATGCCCCTGCCATCTCGATGTGCAGTTTCTCACCTGTGCGCCTAATAAGCGACTCGTACTCCGTTTTGGCCTCACCCTTCTTGGTAAGGAGGGCGCTAATTTGAGCCTGAAGGTGGTGAACGCGACCTTGTGGGTCTACCTGCTTGATGAACTCAGCCAGCTCTTTTTGCCGAACCACCATCTCATTGTGGGCGGCGCGACCTTCCGCATCCCAGCGCAATAATGTGAGCCGAGTAACGTCATCAATCATCAGCGAGCCTTCTGGGCTGATGTTCTCGGGCGGGGTCTTAAGCTTGCGGGTTTTTTTAACTGCCATTTTTGTAGTTCTCCGGGTAGAGGGTTGAGGCGTGGCATCCTACCAAACGATTGGAGCTGCCACTAGACAAAGAAAAGCCCTCCCTGGTGCTAAAGGGAGGGCTACGGGCAACTGAGGTTACGACTACTAGATGCCTGGAGTTGGGGCCATGGCGGATGCTCCCTTAGCCGACTCTCGGGAGAACGTCATGGTCTTGAAGTCGAAATTCCACGGCTCCTTGACCTTCTCCAAATCCACGCCTTCCGCCTTGGCGACTCCGCTGACGCTCTGCTCGTAGGCGGTACGGTTCTTCTGGAAATGACTAAGCAGCTGGTTCTTCTTGAAGAGGTAGTCCAGCTCTAAAGCGCCCAGCTCCCGTTGAATTGCGGCCCCGCCTTCATCCAGCTTTCTGAGGGGCTCCTGCTTCTCTACCGGGACGACGAACATGCCCTTAACCATCGCCTCTGAGGGCTTCTCTTCCACAGGCGCTACCTTCTTTTCTGTCTTCTTGCTCATTGTTTTACCTTAGGGTTCGCGGAGAAATCCAAAACGCAGCGCCAACCTACGCAGCATCTCGTCTTTCATCTCCGGGGTGTACTCCGCCCAGGTTGAGGCCACCAGACTTACACTCTTTGGTGGCGCAAGCACCGGGGGCGGAATCGGTGCCTGTATTGGGGGAACCACAGGTTCAACACTAGCGACCACGTGGTCGTCATCATGTTTAACCAGCTTGCCCCCGGACCTTGGCTTTCTTGTTTTGGCGACCACGCCCGGGTTCGTACTACGTTACCGCGACACCGTCAATAGCTTAGCGCTTAGCTTTAGCGGCGCGAGGCTTTCGTGTTTTAGTGGCGACCGCAGGGGCGGTGGCTACAGGGGTGGCGGCGGGCACGCTATCCGCTACCGGCTTAGGGTGCGCAGCTTTAACTGCCGTGCAAGCCGCCACATAAGCGTTCATCGGTTCAGGGTCACCCTGCCAGCACTTCACGAATGCGTCAGCGAACTCTTGAAGGGCGGGGTACTTCTTGGAGCGCGCTCCGACCACTTTTTTACTGTTGAATGCGTGGGTGATATCCGTCTTGGTAATTTTCCTCTTCTCGGGAGGCCCAAGGTCGTGACGGTTGGAGTGATCTAGCAGGTAATCCCCGCGAGGCCCCGTTTCCCACCACACGCCGTCTCGCTCAAAAGCATTGTAGGCGCCAAGATGCTGCCCATCTTCGCCGGTAACCTCAAAGTGATAAATTGGGGTAGTCATGTTATGGCTCAAGCAGCCCGGAATGTTATTCCGTCAAGCATAATCATGGTGCTATCGGGTATGTTTGGGAATAGGTATCCAGCTGTATCGATGTCTAGTGTGTACGTAGAGTAAGCGGCGAGGTTAGTATCATACCAAGCACATGCAAAATAAGATTCACCTGCGGGACGGTATCCGGCAGGCAAGATAAATATCTGATAGCCGCCAGTCTTACCTCCACCAACAGTGCCCTTGATGTGAACAATCCCACAGGAGTCTTTGAAGAAGGCCGCCGTACTGGTCCCGGCCCCGTAATTTCCCCAATAGTAGTCGAATGCCGGCGCTCCTCCTGACCCAACCTCAACCCAAGGAGCTTGAACGATGGTGGTAGTATAGCCAGACCGCCCAATATTAACTCCGGTTGCGTTTGCGGTTCCTAAGTCTATGGAGTCGGCACCTGCTGTATCTATGTATCTAGTAAATAGATGCTGAGTGGCCCCCGTAGCTATGTCGCCCACAACAGTTAGGTGGCCAGCAGCGGTCAGCCGCATCTTCTCCGTGGTGCCGGCAGAGTAAAAAACTAAATCCCCCACGCTAGCCGCTGCCGATGAAGGCGCGGACACCAAGGAGTACCCGTTTGTCGTAATCGCAGCGGAACCGTTCCAGTAGCTGTACCGGAACAGTTCCGTTATGGAGTTCTGTCTAGTGGCACCAGCAGTAGCAGCGGTTACTGGGTTAAATGTAACTTGGCCGCCAAAAGTAGCGACTCCTCCCACAGTTCCAGTTCCAGTAATGGAAACGTTTCCCGGCAAAGAAACAGACTGACCCGTACGCCCGATTGTAATCGTCGTAGCGTTTGTAATTCCCAGATTGAAAACAGCCGCCGCTGAAGTATCAATTGCACCCGTAACAACCGAGCCCAATGTCGCCGCCCCGGTGACACCTAAGGTACCCGTAACAGTTGCATTTCCTGGATGCGAAACTGTTTGACCAGTGCGCCCGATTGTAATCGTCGTGGCGTTTGTAATTCCTAGGCCCAGAGTGGCTGCCGCTGAGGTATCGAATGCGCCGCTAACAATAGAGGTGGCCGCTAACGAGCCTGTGCAGGTTACGGTCCCAGCTAGCTGTATTGGGTACGAAGCTCTTCCGACCAGCACCCCAATAGCATTCTTGGCCCCTAGATGTGTCCACCCAGCGGTGTACGGGGAGGCTGGCGCCGTAATGATGTCGTAGCCTGCGTTTGTTGAGGACGCGTTTCCGGAGTCAAACCCCGAATCGGCTAACATCGCCCCCCAGGTGCCGAAGCGGTGCTTTATGGTTGCGCCCGAGCCCGTAGTGGTAGAAGCAAATGCTATGTCGCCCCACCACAAGGGATTCGTTCTAGTCGCTCCAGCGGAAGCCTGAGTATCGACCCCCACTACGCTCATGCCGCCAGGGCTGACGTTGGCGGTCCCGTTCCAGTAAGAGAACCCGAAATTACTACTTGCGGACGCTTTCTGCTGAGCCCCCACGGTGGCTGCCGGAGACTCGTATGTTGAGCCCCCGTTGATAAAGTGTAGAACGCCAGTAGCAGCTTCGAGCCGCATCACTTTCGTAGTGTTGGCGTCTTTCCAAACCAAATCCCCTACTCCGACCGCTGCCGATGAAGGCTCGCATGCCATGGAGTAGCCGCTAGTCGTAACTGCCGCCGCTCCGGTCCAGTAGCTGTACTGGAAGACTGTATTTATGGAGGGGTAAGTGGTGGGACTAGCAGAGGCAACACCAGTGGGCCCAAAGCTAATTTGGGTTCCGAAAGCAGTTCCACCTACTATGGTTTCAGTTCCAGTAACTGAAACGTTACCTGGGAATGAAACGGTTTGACCGGTACGGCCAATTGTAATGGTGGTGGCGTTAGCGGTACCTAGGCCGAGAGTTGCCGCCGCCGAGGTGTCAATTGCACCAGTAACAACAGAACCCGCCGTTACTGAGCTAGTAACCCCTAAGGTACCCGTAACAGTTGCATTTCCTGGATGCGAAACTGTTTGACCAGTGCGCCCAATGGTAATCGTCGTGGCGTTTGTAATTCCTAGATTGAAAACAGCCGCCGCTGAAGTATCAATCGCGCCGGTAACAACAGAACCTAGTGTCGCTGCCCCGGTAACTCCTAGGGTGCCGGTGACGGAGGCGTTTCCAGGTAAAGAAACCGCTTGACCGGTTCGACCAAGTGTAATGGTGGTGGCATTTACGGTGCCCAACCCGAGAGTGGCTGCCGCTGAAGTATCTAGTGCCCCCGCGACAACGGACGCTGCCGTTACTGCTCCAGAGAACCCGCCTGTGGTGGCGCCAGAAAGCGCGCCCGTCATCGCGAGGGTAGAGACCCCCGCCAGAGAGCCTACAAGCGTAAGACCCGAAGAGCTGTTGTTGATGCCGTGAAGCGTGCTGGCGCCGGTAACGTTTAGCGTGCCGGGGATGTCGAACGCCCCAGCGCCGGTCTCCGTAAACCGCCCCGTACTGAGTACCAGTCCCTTGGCCATCGGCTCGCGGTTCTACATCAAGTTGGAGGTATTGAAAAGGCGGCAGTCGAAGTTTGACTGCCGCCTTTAAGCGGACGCTACCGAGCCACTACGAGAGTAGCAACGGAGTACCGATGCAGATAATCATGTCCGTGGCGTTCTTCGCAGTACCGACCGGAATAACTACCTGACCGGCCGTGCTGGGGGCGGTGGTGGTTAAAGTTCCGGTAGGCGAGAGGTACACCTGGGCTCCGAACGTTGCGGAAGTCAGCACTGCGGTCAAAATGCCCTGAGTCATAACGCCAACCGCAGCCGCGCTCGCTGCCGTGTTGCTAGCGAAGCCGATGACGTCCGCAGCCGCGTAGGAGGTAGCGACCGCCTTGAGGACCTTATCGTTGGCGCTGACGTACAGCGGGTCCTTTGCCGTAACACCTGCGGTATCGGCAGTAAATCCAGGGATGACGACGCTGGTGGCTGCCGTAACAGCACCAGAAATGGTTCCGTTGATGGTAACCGTGCTGCCCGAGTTACCAATGGTGACATTGCGAGTACGGGTGTTGTCCGTACCGATGCTGAGGTCCGCTACAGCGCTGGCGGCAACGTTGCCGTAACCTGACGCCTGAAGGTTAGGAGTCGACATAGCGGTTGAACCGCTAGCCGACACGCCCGCCAAGTAACCACCAGTGGTGATGTTACCGGTAGTGGAGGAGATGTTGCCCGAGCCGTTCGCCGTGATGGCACCGTTGGTGGTCGTAATCAACGAAGCGACGGTGGTGGCACCGGCACCTAACGTTCCGGTGATGGTGGCGTTGTTGTTGACCGTCAGGGCCGTACCGGCGGCAGTGAAGGTCGCCGCACCAGAGACTGTTACGGCGCCCGGACCAATAGTGGCCGCACCCGTCGAGGTCTTGAAGATGCCAGAGCCACCCGAGAAGTCGAAGGCACCAGTACCGGCAGTAGCGGTCACTCCCTTATTGGCGGCAAACAACAGCCCAGCACCAGCCGCGTCGATGGACATCACCGCTACGGAGTTACCCTGGAAGGCCATACCGCCGACGCCATTTAGAGTCAGGACGCCCGCAGCAGTAGACCAAGTGGCGGCTACCGCAGAAGTCAGCGTCAACGCGCCCGCGCTGGTGGTGAGGCTGGAGGCCGCGTTAGCCGTAATGGCCGCCGCGCCAGTGGTCATCGTGAGGCCGTTGCTGGCCGTCAAGAGACCCGTCGAAGTAGTAGTGCCCGAGTGCGTCGTATTCGGGGTGATGACCACGCTGGTTGCCGTGGTGGCGCCAATCGCCAACGCGCCAGCAGCTAGGAGGTCAATTCCGCCAGCGATGAGCAGCTTGCCGGTGCCGGCAACCAGCTTCATTCGAGCAGTAGTACCTGCGTCAACGAAGATTAAATCACCGACCGCAGCTGCTGCCGACTGCGGGGTTGACCTGAGCGCGAACCCGTTTGTCGTAATCGCAGCGGAACCGTTCCAGTAGCTGTATTGGAACTGAGCCTGAATAGACTCGAACGCTTGCGTACCAACTGTGGCCGTACCTGACGGGCCAAAGTTAACCGTCGCGCCCCAAGTCGTTCCACCAACCACCGTCTCAATACCGGCGATATTGACGTTACCGGCGAACTGAACAAGCTGACCGGTGCGGCCAATTGTAACGGTCGTGGCGTTAGTGCCGCCAATCGACATCGTAGTGGCAGTGCCGGCATCAATTCCGGTGGTGACGACCGAGCCCAGCGTCGCCGCCCCGGTGACGCCTAGGGTGGTGCTGAGCGCCAATGACTGGAACGACAAGTCGTCCGTGGTTGCGTTTTGAGAGAAAGCCCCGCTGCTTAACTTGAGAAATTTAACTGCCGCCATGGTGGCTCCTTAAGAATTAGACGATTGGGTTAAGGTTACTGCTGCGCAAACAGAGGGTGTCCGTGCATATCCACCCTGGCTAAAACATGAGCTTGCGCCTTGGCGTCCGTAATGGTCAGCACAGTAACGTTAGGAACTACGTTGCGGATGATTTGGAAGCTTCCGTTAGACAGAGGGAGCTTCAGCGTAATCGGAGTGGCCTGCCCGAAGGTGTGGGTCGGGCCCAAGTAGATGAATGATGCCATGGTTAGCTGACCTTTTCGTAGGTGTAGTTGCCCATCATATCGACAGCGTTGTCGAAGCACTTGATGAGCCGCGCATCGGCGCCGACATCAATTACCGATACGTTAGGCACCACCGCGTCCCACTCGCACATAACTCCGGCAGAATCCTCACAGCGAACATCCACCGTGCCATCCGCTTTCGTTAGGGTCCCGATATACTTGAAGGTCGCCATCGCGCGTCACACCTCTAATTAAAAGTTGGAGCTGGTTGCAGTGTACTCTGGCCCGTTTAGAAAGCAACTACAGGCAGGCTACAGGACGAAGTAGTCCATGATGTCCACCGTGAGGATGATGGTGGTGGTGTTTCGCGCCGCACCAACCTTTTGAAGCACCTGCCCCGATGTAGCTGGTGCCACTGTACTGAGCCTTCCGGCCGTTACCGCAGAAACGTAGTAATCAGTATCAGGCACCAGTCCGCTATATCCTCCGGCCTCACCCGCGAACTGCACGTAGCAATGACTCGCGTCAGGTTTGCTCTGGATGATTCCAAATACCGGCATGGTGTTGATTGAATCTGCCCTCGCCACCCCAACTTCATCCTCCGCCTCCAAATACACAAGGTCCCCAACTGCGGACCCAATCGGGCACAGGAAGGGAGTGGCACTAATAAGACTGGTAGAAGGTCCGTAGGTTGGAACAGGGGGCATAGCGTCAGTGTAGACCTTGGTCATTACAAGGTCGGAGCGAATCTCTAGGGTACTTGTTCCGGTGGCAACTCCAATGACCTGCACCATAGCAAAGCCACTGGGGGAAGCATAGGTTGACGGAGGCACCTCTAGAGGTCGACCGTTGTACCCGACAAAGTAACGCCTACCTGGGATTAGGTTCGCCACTCCAATAGAGGCCAAGCTGACTCGCCCAAAGCGCTGAATAGTGCACACGGTGGTGGTAATTTTTCCGACTATGATGCCGACCGCCGGCATGGTGACCGGGTTGGTAACATCGCATGTCGTCACCGTAGCTAGGCCGCCCGCTTCTGTGCCAGAAATTCGAACCAAGTCGCCGACCATGTCGGAAGCAAGGCAGTTAGCATCGAAAAACTCAACTGCACTCCCGCCGCCACCGCCCGTTCCAATATCTACCCAGGAATTGGAGACTACAGTTTTCTTACGCCACAGTGCCCCATCGGCGTTTCTAAGGTAAAAAGTGCCCTTGGGAGCAACTTGAAGAATCGGAGGACCTAGATTTGGGTCTCCGTCATAGCCAGTAATCTCCAGCGTGAGGAGTGCGGGCCTCCTGGGAAGCTCCGTGTTAACAAAGCTTTCGAACTGAGTGGCCACTACGCCAGCTCCTCTACCGAGAGGATTTGGGCAGTACCTGACGAGTTAGAACTAGCCGCCGCTACGTCGTTCCACCATAGCGTCACAGGGCTGGTATTTAGCGCGTCCACGGTGAAATGGTCAGCAGAGTCCGTATGGGAGCCCTGAGTGGCCATCTTGATAGCAGGCTGATTGGTGGCCGTAAACAGCCCTGCTTGCAGCTTGCTGTAAGTGACCACCGGTACATTCATCGTAGTGGTCTGACTGAAGAACGAGAACGTCAAGTTTCGTGGGACGAAACCACCGAGAACGTAGGTGCTTCCGCTGAGAACGAAATTGACTACCAGCCCTGCCAAGTTGGTGGCCGAGGGCGTGGACCAGTTATAGGTGCCCTTGACGTCTGTATCTCGCACCTGAAGCACGCGAGTCCAAACCGAAGGACCGCCCGCCCAAGAACCAGTAAAGCTTCCACCGCCCGCGCCTGCCTCTAGCGTGGGGGTGCCAGCCAGAATCTGGTCGCTCGTCAGCGTAATGGTGTGGTTCTGAACCGCCGTTCCGTCGTTTCCACCGCTCCGCAACCGAGCCGCAGGAGTGGTGACCGCAAGGCTGGCCGCCAGGTTGGCGATTTTAACCAACCCCTGTCCTGTGGTGGTGGAATTGTTTGCGGCTCTGGTGGCAATCGCCTGAATGTTGTTGGTCCCTACGTTGTAGCTACCGGCAACTCGCGTGGCCACCTTCGTAGGGGCAATAGTGGTTGGCGCCGTGATGCTGAGGTCCCCATTGGGGGAGCTGAACACCACCGAGCTTAGGTTCGCCAGAGTGACCGCGACATTGGCGGTCTCGGAGCCCTTTAGGGCGCCCTGCGTTCCAGGATAGGTTACCGCGCCGAATGTCACTGTCGGACGGAGGTTGTTGCACGCCACCGTGTTGGAGGTGTCGCGCGTTGCGCCGTAGGCGCCAGAGGCATCCCGCGCCTGAAGCCGGGCATGAAGTTGCTGAAGCGTGTTACCTCGATTTGCGATGATGACACTAACTACAAAAGTAGTCGCGGCGCCTTGCGACCACGTGGACGCTACTGCGGCCTCGAAGTCCAAGGATTGAACCCCAGTGCAAGGCACATCTGTAGTGCCCGTTACCGAGAAGGTATCGCCAGCCTTCAATTCGGTCTGAGTGCCGGGGTAGTTACCAGTGAAGGCCAGCGTCAGGATTTGCGGAGGCGCCGATATAGCCACCACTACGGTATCGATGGCTCCAGCTTCTCCGTCAGGGAGCGTCACCACCGCAACGATGGCTCCTCCAGCCCCCGACACCGTTACGGCTACGTTTCCAGCGTAATGCCCGCCGTCTGCGGCCAGCGCCAACGTGGCCGCTACGCCCCCTACTGTTACAAGCGGCGCGCTCGCCCTGATAGAGACCAGGACTGCACCAGTAGAGGCGGTGCAGGACTGAAGAACTGTGCTGCCTGAATCCTGATAGACCTTATTGCTTACCACGCCGCCAGTCGCAGAGACGTCGCGGATAATAATCCAGCCGCCACCACCAGTAGGGCTAATTCCGCCGCCCTCATTGAAGCTGGGAGTCAGTAGCAGCTTCCCGGTATCCAACGCCACGCCCACCATCTGGCTAACGGCGGGAGAGATGGGCGCAGTAGCGGTAGGGCGGCCATCACTTCCAATGTAATAGCGGGTACCGGCCACCATCGGCGCGTAGGTGGTAATTAACCCCGAGACCTGCACCAAACAAGTGGTCGAAGAGGGCTTCGCTACGATAACCCCAGCGGCAGGCATGGTCGCCTTAACCTGAGGATTGGCGGTAGTGACGTTCGGAATACCAGCGGCGACGCCCGTTACGTACACGAAATTGCTTACGAGGTCCCCTATCGCGCAGTTCGCGTCGAAGTAGCGTCCTTCGGAGAAAGGCGCATCACTGCCCGCAACGTCGGGCTGGGCGCCTCGACGTCTAACCTGCTCGTAGCGGATCAGGGACTTGGGGGTCACGCGCAGTCACCTCTCATGCCCCAGCAACAGTCTCCGTTGTAACTGTTACCTGTCCCTTAGTGATGACCTCGCCCGTAGTGATGATGAGGTTACCGTCCGAGGGATTTGCAGGGTCTACTCCTGTATCAAGTTTGTCTACTGGCCCCGAAATCTGAATGTTGGAGAATACGACCCCGCTCAATCCGTTTACAGCCTGGTTAAGCTCCCGCAGGTAAAGGCTTACCCCAAACCTACGGTCTCGAAGCACGCCATCAATAGCAGATTCCACTACCGCCTTGGTAACCGATTCTGAAAAGTTCGGGTCAACGCCAACGCGGACCCGAATCACAGCGGAAACCAACGAGTTGGCCCCAGATGTCACCTGAACGGTCTGAGTCACCTCTTTACGGGCATCTAGGTAGTTCTGAAGGGCGCGAATCAGCCCATTGGAGGGCGCCGCAAAGAACCCCGCCTTGTCCCGAGCCAGAATCGGTACGCTGACCAGGTTGGCCTTGCAGTCCAGCGACAACATCCGGTCTACGTGGTTGTAGATGGTGGTAAGCGCATTTGAGATGGTCAGTTCATTGGAAGTTACAGCGCCTTCAATGCTGACCAGGTCCGTAACCAAGGTTCCATTCGCCACCACAGAGTCGAAGTTTGTAGTGGTCCCGACCACAGTAGCCATTTGAGCCCGGAGCCCACTCAGCACCGCCAGCTGTCCTTCGGTTATGTTTCTACCTACCGTAATGGCCAACTGAGAGGCGGTTCCGATAGTGTCGACCATAGTGCCTAGCGCGGCGGTGAGGTTACCGGCCGCAAGAGTAATCGCTTCTGTTTTAGCTTTTGCGAGCTGCAACCAGTCATCGAGATGCTGTTTAGTCTCCGGAGGCATAAAAGGAGCAACCTGCACAGTCCCAGTAACCGCCGCGTCTGCACCAGTACCTGTAGCGGCAGCAAACACCAAAGTTTTAGCAGTGGCGTCACTATTAATTAAGGCCGCAATTGTAGCCGCCGATGGCGAGAGTGTTCCCAGAGTGACCGTGATGCTCACACCGCCAGTGACCACCACCCCATAAGTAAGACCGACCACGTGCGAGACAGTCACCCCGGCCTTCTTAGGGGCGTACATCACTGAGTCGTTCGCGCCAACACCTATCTGAACAGGCGCAGTCACGAAGGTGGACATCCCGTAAGTTACATCAGCTTGCGCGCTGTAGATGTGGTTGCCGGCGCTAGTGCCATCGAGCCCGATAGAAACCGCAGTGTCCCGAGCATCTCGGGTTTCGCTCATACAAAGGCTTAGCGCAGTGGTGGGCGCAACACCGGCCAATGCAGTCATTGACAATCCGGTGGCCGTAAGGGTGGCGCCCACCTGAGTGAGTGCCCCGCTTAGTTCCTTTAACCTGGAGCGCGCCTGAGTGAGCGCATAGCCGTACCGGTACACTGGGCCAAAACTGATAGAGGCATCCGGAGCAGGCGTGACCGTCATGCTGCGGTCGGTGCTGATTGCATCGACTTTACGCAAAATAAGGTCGGTACCGAACTTCACCCAGCTGCCTGCTGTAACTTCGGCCAGAAACTTAGTCCCGCTACCAGTAACCAGCCCAGAAAGACTATCGACCGAAGCCTCTCCGGTCAGCTGCACCGCGCCTGCCGCTACAAGCATCGGAGCGTCTATGGCGCCAGTGATGTTTTCGATTGCGGTGTTCAGCTCCGCATCTGAAGCGGCAGAGCGGCTAGATACTGCCTGAGCGGCGGCCACTCTTCCAAACAGCGGGTCTGCGAAAGAACCAGCAAGCGCCTCGTAGTCCGGCCGAGTCACCGCCACATACCGGGACTTGTAGACCTGCGGCGCATAAATTTTAGCGTGCGCTAGTGTTTCGGGGTCATCGCCGCCAACAGAGCCAAGCGAATTGTCCACCGTCATCGTGATGGTCTGGAAGGCGACGACAAGCGGAGTCTGAGCCTTGGTGATGGTATGGGCGGTAACCAGGCCGTCCTTGCCGCGAGAGGCCACGTAGGTGACCGAAATGGTGGCGCCAGGGGCGGGAACATTACCCGCGACCCCATCACCAAACCGAACCGTGGGCGGGTCGTCGTTGTATCCAACCTCAAACTGGTTCGTGGCGTCGAAAGTTAGGAACTCGCTCTCGTAGAAGGGGGCGCCATCTACAGATAGCAAAACAGAGCCCAAGACTATGTAGCTAGCTGAAGGTACTCGCTTGAGCTGAAATATCTGGTTGGGGGCTCCAGCCGAATCTGCCGTAAAGGTTTCGGTGGTGGTGACACCTTCGTAGCAGGAGACGTTTTTAGTACGCGCCGCCCCTGTCTCCGTAGACCGCCAGGTGACCGCCTCTGCGCACTCGAACACCAGCTGATTAGGGCCTAAAAACTTGAAGCCTCTGGGAATAGTTACATCGAACCCAGTAACCGGTATCGCTACTGTCAAATCCACCGTCGAGGATACGGCGGGTCCCATCTTGTAGCCAAGCTGACGAGTCAGTCTTGAGATGGACTTTCGAGTACGCGCAGTTGACAGGTAGCTGTCAGTCGCACGCCGTGAAAGATAAAATGAGAGCGTGTCCAGCCCGAAAGCCGTCGAGTCCAGCAGCATCATCCCTAGACTTGACGCCGCGAAGTCATTGTACACAGAGCCGTAGCTGACTTGAATTCGCGCACGCAAATCGTCCAAATGAGTTTGGAAATCTTCGCCCGAGTACTGTGCCCTTACAAGATCTGCGCTGCTCATATCCATCTCCCAACGGGTCTTGCTAAGACTCTTTCAGCATCCCAGCCACGAAGGACTCGCATCTGAAGTGTTTTTGATTTGATCCCAGTTTGGTTTGACCAGGACTTCAAATCCAGAGTCTTGCCCTCAAACGCAAGCCACACCGTGTTGCGACGATTCCTGGACTGCTCCTCGGGTAGCGCCCACTGACCGAGTAGATCTAGTTTCTTAGGCATCGTCTGTCTCTACTTTGGTGCCGAAAGCTGCAAGCTAACCGCGCTTTGCTGCCGATTAGAGATTACGATGAAGCTAACGGTCACCGTTATGGTGCTGTCTTTCCGCTGTATATCTACTCCCTGAACCATTGCCCGAGGCTCCCACTTCCCAATCGCAGTCCGAACCTCTGCCTGAATCAGCGACTCAAGTAACGCCCCATTGTTCTCAAATACTTTGGACATCAGCCCGCTTCCGAAGGTGGGCCTCATCAGCCGCTCCCCCTGTTCGGTGAGCAGTATTTGGATGATGGATTGCTTTACAAGCTCCGCATCAGTGTTCTGCTGCGGAAATGATGTAGCCCCACGGTCGAACGGAAAGGCAATGCCTCGGAAGGTTGAGCTGGCAGCCATTTGCTGAACTCCAAGGTCGCGACCACGTGGTCGCACGACTTATAGCATAGACTGACCTCCCGCTACTTAAGAGTGGAAGTAGCTTCGACGCTTTTGGTGGTCAGGTCAGCGGAACCACTACTGGAACCGGCGGCGCGGGCGGCGGCGGAAGCAATGTCACCATCACCGTACGGGTCGCAGCATCTAAAGCCGTAGACATCAGTTGCGCGCTCAAGCTCTCAGTGCTGAGTACGTTGGAGAAACAGGCGGTAAGGCCCGCAGTAATAATAGGCACCACCGTGGCGGCCTGTAGCACCATCCCGGTCTGAGGGCCTACAAACGGCACAGGAGGCGCCATCCAGTACGCCATAACGCCCGCCCCCCAGGCCGCAGCAATGATGGGCGCCATCCCTACTCTAGGGTTAGAGATAGCGGTATACAGCGTCTGTTCCAGCTTCTGAGCCTCTAATCCAGTAATGACCGGAGTAGATGCAGCCGCCATGGCGGTTCTAGCGTAGTTGTCATACGCCTTCGCCATCTTCTGGGCGGCAAGCCTCGGAGTCATTTGCCGCTGACTTGTGAAGATTTGGAATAGACTGGCTTGAAGGCCCGCAGAAATAAGGGGCATCAGCCGACCTTTGCCTTGGTGGAGAGAATATTGGAACCTGGCGGAGAGGTAGGAGGGCTCGTGGGCCCGACGCCGCTCCCGTGCTGATGGCTAGTCAACCAAGTCATCAGCGCCCGTCCCATCACGGCAGGCTCAGATGCGGAACTGGTCAGATTCACCACCGAGCTATCAAGGTCGATGGTGGCGCCTTGAATAACCGCCCCATTGGTCCCTACCACGCTGATGTTTTGGCTGGTGTTGATTACTATCCCGCTGGAGGTCATCTGAATGGTGTTGTTGTTCTCATCCACGATGTTGATGCTCTGACCAACTTTGTCGATGGCGATACTGGAGTTTCCGGTCACGATGGTGACTTTGGCTTGGTCATCTATGGTGAGCTTCGCGCTACTGTCCTTCCACGAAAGCTCTAGAGACTCGCCGCCGCTAGCGTCGTTGAACACCAGCGCGTGCCCCGCCTTAGTGACCCAGCCCCGCTTGGTAGGGACATCCTCGGTGTAGCCCAGCTTCTCCGGAACTGCGTTCTCCTTGAACCAGCCGCCCCAGTAGATAACCGGCCGAGAGGCATTACCGTTATCGAAGGCTACTCGAACAAAGTCCCCTACCTCTGGGGGCCAGAAACTGCCGTGGCCTGCTCCAGAGTAACTAAAGGCAGGGTCTACCCAGATATCTAAAGCGGTAGTCTGTCCCACGTCGGGGCTGTAGAGCTGTATACGACCGCGCTTCTGAGGGTCGCTATTCGAGGACACAATAGCTCGGTAGTTGCCGTAGTACTTATTGAAGTACTCCAGCCCCTTGAGGAGCAAATTCTCGAAGTAGATGTCAAAGGCTGCGGGCATGCGTTTTCCGTGTTGTTACTTAGGTGCAACCTCGTACAGCCAACTCAACCCATTAGCGGTGGCGTGCATTCTCTCGCCAATAGCTGTAGCTGTTTTAGCTGCGGCAGCATTGCTCTCCGCTTTAGCTTTAGCTTTAGCTGCTTTCGACTGAGCCTCGCCTGCTTTCTTAAAAGCCGCGTTCTGCGCAGCCGCGCTTTTTACGGCAGACATAACGTTGTCTATACCGTACACCACTGAGTTTATTGCCCCCTTGTTATTTAGCTCCTCCATAGCCTTAGCAGACACCTGGCTCTTATCCGGCTCCTCCACAGGCTTTGAAGTATTTACCTTTCCTTTGGCGGCGCTCTCTCTGAAGACGTTTGAGGAGTTACTGAGCATTGAGAATTGCGAGGTATAGCCCCCAGTCCCCAAAGTGTGAACAACAGACTGAACTACGTAATTAAAATTAAACCTACCACTCACACCCTCTACTGCCAGTATGTCGCCTGGGACCACATCGGGAATACCTAGCGTGTTTACCTCTAGGGTGATGCCTGCGGTAAAGGCTGCTGCATACTCCGCCTTTGCGGCCTTAAACACCGCATCGAAGTTAGGGTCCCCAGGGTATGCTGCGCCCTCCACCTCAGAAACTGTTTGTTGCTGAGGATAAAATCCCGCCGGCACTGCCGGCACCATCTCTGCCGACATAGTCTCCCTGGCAGAGACCGCATTCCACTTTGACTCTAATCCAATGCGGACTCCCCCACCTCCAACTCTCGTAGGCGCAAGAGTATCGTCGTTAGCGCTACTGTCGTTAACAACCGCACCGGTCTGGCTGTTTATGCCTTGGACTATCGACGCTCGTGTAGAGCCAGGTAAATACACCGCAGTGGTGGGACTACTGATGCTCAGGATAGGAAAATCTCCCTGGATAGGGCCGAGGCGCCCTTTATCAAAATCAAACAGTCGCAGGGTATATTTTGGCCGCGCGCTTAGGGCTGCGTTTCGCTCAAGTATTAGTAGCTTTTTGTCGTTAACCAACATCCAGCAACCGCAGTCTCTAACTAGCTGCCAGATAAAAGCCCAGTCAGTACGCCAGGACTGGAACTCATTTACGGTATCTGTAAAGAGCGCGTTAGCCACCTCTGGGCTGGATATTTGGTGCCCTACCTCTAAACCAACGCGCGCCGCTACTGCCTTTATGATGTCGAACCGATTCGTATACGGGAGATGTTCTGCGCGCTGGTCTACCGTCATCCGGTAACTAGCGGCTCCCATCGCGTTAAGGGTTATTGAGTACTGGGTGCCAATCGAGATGTCTGGCTTCAGTACTAACCCCTGGAACAATGGGGAGAGTACAGACCCTTGCGGGGTGCCAGAGGAGTACCCAAACTGGACCTCCAAGGTGGTCATCCCCCACTCCATCAGGGGGCTATCCAAAAACTTCTGCCCATCTCGATACGGAGGGGAAAGCACTGCGGTTATCTTAGGCAGGTACCCCATATCCAGCTTAATGGTGAGACTTTCCAGGAAGGGTAGGGACTGCAACCCGCTGCCTTCTTGCTTCCCACTGGTCAGCTTTAGCGCCGCCGCCCCGGCAGTAGTAATTGCAGTGCTACCACTCATGGTGTTGGTGAACAGCGGCACCCGAGTGCCGTCGTTGGTAACAATAGCCGCCGACATATAGGGCGAATAAAAGTCGTACGACCTGGTGGATTCTTCGCCCACTTACCGCACCTTGGGCTGCTTGAACAACTGCTGAAGCACGTACCTTGGGGCGGGAATGCGCAGCACCTGCCCAGTATAGAGTGCGTTGGGCACCATCTCCATGTCGTTGGCGACCGCTATAACCCACCAAAGTGTGGGGTTCCCGTAGTGCTGGTAGGCAATGTTGTCGATTCGGTCCGCCCCAGTAACGGTGTACTGCAAGTCATCTGATTGAATAATAACTTCGGGAAGGTCTAACAAATCCCAAAATTCTACGCCTTCGCCAAGAAGCAAGTCTGCGAAACCTAAGCGGCTATTGGTAACTATGGAGGTAGGCATACGTTACTTGGTGGTTCTGGTTTTACCGGCAGAGGTTTGACCATTGTAACCGGAGATTACGCCAGAAGTTACTCCGTCTGCCTGATCAAACTCCGCATTAGTCATGGTCCTAAGAAGCTTGCTCTCCATAGCGGCCTTCCTATTTTTTCGAGATTCTTCCAAGTCATCCTTGTGGAGTCGCTCGTTTTGCTCCAGTAGCGCCTTAGTGTTGGCGTTGGCGCTAGTGGTAATGTCCTCGCTAACCGAAGTCAGCGAACCGCTAAGCGGCGACTCCGAGCTTAGGGCTTGAGCCGCAGGGCTGGGATTGGACTTAACGTTCTTATAGAAGTTTCTGGACGCGGCAGCTTGTTTAGCGGATTCCGCCCCCAACGACCGCTGAAGCGCCTCTCCCGCTTCCGCCTCCGTAGGTTCAGTGTTCCACACGTCAGAGACCGCATTCTTGACGTAGTTGCCAGCTCCTTTCGCCAGCGCCTTCATGAGCTTCTCTGTCATCTCTGGAATATGATCCACTATCCAGTCTGACGCAGTTTTGGCAGCCTTCCCTAAAAACGCCCCCAGCTGCTCCCCCATCCCGGAGCTTCCTAGCTTATTCTTCTGCGGATCAAAGGCACCGCTTAAACCCGCCCAAAAATTGCGACCAAAAATCTCAAGCTCCGCCCACAGAACCTTACCAGCCTCACCCAACCAGTTACCGATGCTAGTGCCCATATTTTTAGGGTCACCGGCCTTTTTATTTTTATCTGGGTCGAACGAGTGAAGCAGCCCATCCCATAAGTTAGAACCGAAGGCGGATATTTTTGGCCAAACCTCGGTGCTCCACCATGCTTCTGCCTTTAGCCAAACATCTCGTAACCAAGTCCCTAGCTTAGCTGCGGCGCTTTCCCCATCCGCACCCTTATCGGCGCTGGAAAAATCAAACGCACCCATCAGCCCCTTCCAGAAGGTGTTGATGGACTTCTTGAACTCAGGCCAAATGGATACCGTTACTTTACTCCAGGCCCGGCTAAGCCGCTCCCACCAGTCTTTTATGCGGGCAGTCCACGCAGATTGTCCCTGTTTCCCCTTGGCCCCAAACCATCCGTTTACTGCCTTAGAGATGTCGTCGAAAGCTATGGCGATTTTATCTGGGAGCGCTTCAATATACCCAACGAAATCCTCACCGACTTTAGCGGCAGCCATCGAGACCCGGTCAAAGAACGTGGCTTGACGCGTAACCATCTTGTCGAGTTCGTTCTTTTCCGTAATGGTCTTCGGTCCGTTGACGAAGGCATCGGTCATCGCAACAGCAAACAGGCTTATCGCGCTCTTGACGGCTCCGAACGGGGAAACTAGCCCCTGTAACGTACTGCCAATCTTCTCTCCGAAGCCACCAAGTGCCGTCCCCATGCCCTGTAGCCGCTTGGGAAGTAATCCTGCTAGCCCCTTGTGGTCAAGATCCGCCAAAGTCCTGGTGAGGTCTCCCACCGGGCCCTTGTCGCTGCCCAGCTTTACTATTTCGTCCCCTAGCCCGCTATAGGCCCTCCTGGAAGCATTGAGGAACTCGTTGCTCTTATTTGATATCTCGCGCAGTCGCGTCTCAAATATGTCTTGAGCGATTTTGAGTTTCTCGTCTAGACCGCGAGGGTCGATATACGCCTTTTGAGCGTCTCCGACCTTCTCAGTAGCGTCCGCAACCGACTTCATTGTGGTACGAACGCTACCGTCTGCGTTCTTCATGAACTTCATCAGCTTGGTGGTCATATCGGCGCCAAGAGACTGCTCCATCCGGGCACCGACGAACGTCATCAGCTTATCGACATCTCCGCCGTTCTTTTTGGCGGTAGCCACCATATCGGCCATGCCTTCAACGAAGCCTTGCGGGCCGCTCTGCATAAGCTTGAAGGCGGTGTTGATGTCTCCCGACGAGATGGCTAACTCTTCGGCCAGCTTCGGAACATCGTCTGCGGTGCCAGAGAACATGTTCTGGAACGCTTTTTGGTCTTCAGTCAGCTTGGCGAACATCGCAGAGGCTGTCTCTTGAGACTCAGCCGCCCCATAGCCAAGCTTGGCGAAGCCAGCCGATACCACCGCGACTTCTTTGCCTAGCTTTGCTAGAGCTTCTGGCGTCAGGGACTTGCCGGTCTTCCTAACGGCAACTTCGTCCAAAGTCTTCAGAGTCTGCCCCATCTGAGCGAGGCTGCCTCGTACGTCACCCGCCGACTTACCGGCCGCCATAAAGGCGCCACTCAACTCCTGAATGCTCTCCTTGCTCTTAATCCCCATCGAACCCATGGTGGTGAGCATGACGCGAAGGTCTGTCGCGCTCATACCCATCACATGCATGGATTTGGCTAAGTCTTCTGCGCTGTTAATCCCAATCGCCTTCATCTGCTCCGAGACGCGACCGAACTCAATAGCGGCGGTGGTGGCTTCGTCCATTCCGATGCCAATACCTAGCGATATATTTTGACCGGTCTTTACTGCCGACTGCCCCGCCTTATCCCAAACGCCCATGTTGAAGGCGATGGCGGTACCGGCCGCCTTATTGGCCAGCAGGGTACCCTCAAAAGCCGAAGTAAGCTGACGGCCCTGCTTGGCCACTGCGCCGAACTTAGACGCAGCCTCGCCTACCTTCCCCATCGCCCCAAAGAGTTTGTTTACCGAGTCCCCGGCCTTATCGACAGTCTTCGACAGACCGTCGTCCTTACCGGCGAAACTAAACCCTAATCCCATGAGGTTCAAGATCGGACTACCCTCCTTCTCTGCATGCAATGATGAATTTTTTAGAACATCGCATGTGAGTTGCTTCTTCCGGAAGAATCGCGCAATCCTTCAGAGCAGCAGCTTCCCGCGTAGTTCGAGTCGGAATACCTAACTTTCGAAATGTCTTCCAGACGGTTCCGGGAAGGCACCCGTAACGCTTTCCCAAGCTGACAAGCGTCTCCCCCCGATGCCAGTAAGCATCACGAAGATCTTTGGCATTAGCTTCCAGGGACAAGCGCAACTCCGGCTACTTAACCTGCGAGGTACTCTACACCAACTCTTACCTGGGAGCGAGGGTTGCGACCATGTGGTCGCGCTAGTATTAGACCGCACTTGACAATCGGCATCCAATGGGGTACAACAGTCCCAAAGGAGAAGCACAATGCGA